AATATTTTTTCTTTCTTTAAAAAACAATAATAAAATATTGACAATTATCTAAAAATATAGTATGTTATACACATAGATAAAAAATCTTTATCACATCAAACCCCACCAGAATAAAGATTTTTATAGTAGTAGGAATTTTTTTAAACCCCGCCACCCACAGCGGGGTTTATATCTATGTTATTTTTTACCTCCTTATGTATATCCTATTTTAGCGGGAAAGGAGGTATTTATTTTGAATTTGCCTAGAGATAATGCACTAACACCTAAATGTAGAATAGTTAAATATGGACTTGAAGAAGATGTAGTGTTGTTGCGTAAAGCAGGGTATTCAATTAAACAAATTGTTAATGAATTAAATAACAGTGGAAAAGTACCTGCTGACGATCCAATAACAATAGAAACAGTCAATTATTTTCTAACCAATCTCCCAAGAGTACAAAAAGAAATAGTAAGACATCACAAACAAAGAATGATTAATACTGTTAACATAAATTTTGATATTATCTATGAACTGACTTCATTGTTTGAAAGAACTAAGAATCTTATGGATGCAATGGAAAAACGTGCAGAGGAACAAGGTAAACTCATTTCTGCAAAAGCATTTAAAGATTTATCATCAGAAATGAGAGAAATGTTAAGACACATGATGGATATTCAAAAAGAAATTAATGATTATGAAAATGTTAGAAAGTTTATGGAGATAGTAATTCAAGTTCTTCAAGAAGAATGTCCTGAAAAGATTCCTATTATTGCTGAAAGGTTAAGATTAACTAAAGGTACTCAATGGTTTAGTAGTATGATGGGGGAGTAATTTCTTTTCCCCCGCCCACCATTAATGTTTTTTGTACATATCAGAAAGGAAGTGATAATTATGGCAGAAAGAGAATTATACTGTAATGCACATGAAAAGACAATATATATGATTGAAAATCTGGAAAAAAAGGTTAATCTTATAGATAACCAGACAGACGAAAAATTAAATAAGCTAAACAGTACGCTTTCTAACGAAATGGATAAACTAACATCTAGGTTTGAAGCCAAAATAGAAGAACTTACAAAATTATATAACAACCTCAATAACACCATAATTAAAATTGAATTAATGTTTTCTGAAATTAAAAAAGATTTAGATAAAATGGTTAATGAAAAAGAAACACTTAAAAGAGATACAAGGACAGGTATTTTATTTCCGTTTTTTATGTCAATAATTAGTGCTTTAGTAGGTATTATTATTGGAAAATTAATTGGTGGGTCAAGGTGATCTTATGGCTCAAAAAAACTTTTCTGATTTATTTGATGATTTTCTTAATTTAGTTGAAGAAAACGTAGAAAAAACGGATATTTGGAGAGAAAAACCTGTTGATTTGGTAACTTTTTTTAAATCTAAAAACTTCTTAAATGAAAGACCATACGCTGGTAAACAAACAGAATTACTAGAGACACTAAATAAAATAGTGTGGTATAAACTTACAGGAAACACAAAACTCTGTCCGATTGAACTTCAAAATGTTGTAGAAGTCATAGCCATGTGGGGTAAAGGGAGTGGTAAAGACTTTATTATTTCTGGTTTTATGGCTTATATGGCTTACCTATTATGTTGTATGAACAATCCTCATAAATACTTTAATTTTGGACAAGATGAACAAATAGACTTAATAAATGTAGCACAAACATCATATCAAGCAGGTGAGGTATTTTTTAAAAAACTTATTGCGAGATTAAGAAACTGTAAATGGTTTAAAGAAGTAAAAATTCGCCCTTCTGCATACAATGAATTTCATGTTACAAGAAATAAAATAAGGTTTTATAAAAATATAACTTGTCATTCTGCTCATTCAGAAGCAGAATCTTATGAAGGTTTTGCCCCGTTAGTTGCTATTTTTGATGAATATGGAGGATATACGCAAGAAAACGCTAGGAATTCTTATAATATTTTAAAATCATCAGCAGCAACAAGATTTAACGATAAATACCTTCTTGTTTTTATTTCGTACCCTAGAAGTGAAAACTGCCCAATGTATACAAAATATATTGAGGCAGTCAATTCTAATTCACCAAATGTATGGTATACTGTAGGTGCAACGTGGGAAGTTAATCTTAATACAAATAGAGAATATTTCAAAGACAGCTATGAAAAAGACCCAGAAACAGCTTCAATGTACTATGAGTGTATACCTCCTAAACATTCAGAAGGACTTTTTAAATTCCCTGAAAGAATAGATGCTGTTACTGTTTTTGGTAAACAAGCTCAAAACAATAGTATTATAGTTGAAGATATTATCACTTCAAGAAAACTAAATAACGGTGAAGAACGATATTTTGTTGGTATTCAGATTCATAATCTGCATTTGCTTAACACGAGTTATACTTATTACATTGGCGGAGACTGTGGTGTAACAGGAGATAGTTACGTTATTTGTTTAGGACACGCTGAACCAATAGAAGTAGAAGTTTTAGAGAACGGTGAGATTATAAAAAAATGGATCAATAAACCTGTCGAAGATTTAATTCTTGAGTGGAGACCGAATAAAAAAGAAAGGCTACCAGTTGATTTATTAAATGTCAGTGAAGTTCTTGAACAAATTTGTAAAACTGTTCATGTTAAAAAAGCGTTATTTGATAAATTTAATTCAGCCGAAGTTGTTCAAAAATTAATGAGTTTAGGTGTTTTAGCAGAAGATAAAGCATTTTCTAATCCTTTTCAGGTACAAATTTATCAAAATGGTAAATCATTAATATATGGGGGATATGTAGAATTATTAGATTATACCCCTAGATTATCTGATGTTGCTTCACCAAATGAAGAATTAAAAGCTATCAAATTAGTAAATGGTAATAAAATAGACCATGATAACAAACTTGGTAATAAAAAAGTAGGTAAAGACTATTCTGATGCTAGAATGAGTATGATGTGGTTAGTAAGTACAGATGAACCAGAAGGAATTAATAATTTTTCTTTACCTATTATTCTTGGTGCTAGAAGAAAATAATTCTCTTTCCCCCGCCCACCCTCCATTCTTTATTCCATACATATCTTAGTAAAACGTGAGGTGGTTCAATGAAAAAAACTACAAACAGTATTTTTAAAGCTATAGGTGCTTCTAATCACACTACAGGGGACAGGCAAAATGAAGATTATTATGCCACAGATCCAAAAGCAATAGAACTTCTCCTACAAGAAGAAAAATTTAATAAAAATATATGGGAATGTGCAGTAGGTGAAGGGCATTTAGCAGAGGTTCTAAAAAAACATGGTTATAATGTAAAATGTACGGATTTAATATACAGGGGATATGGTGAAGGTGGAATAGATTTTCTTAAAGAATCAGAAATATTTCAAGGCGATATAATAACAAACCCTCCTTATAAATTTGCTCAACAATTTGTTGAAAAATCATTAGAATTAATACCAACGGGTAATAAAGTTGCTATGTTTCTTAGATTGTTATTTCTTGAAGGTAAGAGTAGAAAAAAACTTTTCTTAAAACACCCGCCTAAAGTAATCTATGTATTAAGTTCAAGATTAAAATGTGCAAAAAACGGAGATTTTGATAGTTTTGACAGTAGTGCTGTTGCTTATGCTTGGTTTGTCTGGGAAAAAGGATATTCAGGAAATACAATAGTAAAATGGATTAATTAAAGAAAGTGAGGAATAATTTAATGAGAGATTGGTTTAGCGAAGCCCAAGAATTACGAAACAAAGGATACGGTTATTTAAAAATTGCAAAAACTTTAGGGTTGAGCGTTAATACAGTCAAAAATAGATTTCAAAGATTAGAAAGAAAACAAAAAAACCTTAATAATCTTAAACAAAATGTAATTAAAGAACTTAATAAAGGCTGTAATGTTAATGAAATTATTAAAAAATTTAAAATAGGAAAAGAACAAGTTAATAAAATATTTGAAGAAATCGAAAAAGATGGGTTTGATTTAGAAAAAATTGACGGTATGTATGTCATAAGAAAATATCCTCAAGAACAATCAAGTATTAAAAATTTTAAATTAAACGAAGGATGGCACTTGATAGGAGTTGTTTCAGATACTCATTTAAACTCAAAACATCAGCAACTAACATACTTAAATAAAATTTATGATATTTTTGAATCAGAAGGTGTAACAAATGTATTAAACTGCGGAGATGTTTGTGCTGGATTTGGAATGTATAAAGGACAAGAATTTGAAGTTTTCAATTTAGGTGCTGATGCACAGTTAAATTACATGGAACAACTTTATCCAAAAAGAAAAAATATTAAAACATACGTTATAGCAGGAAACCATGATTTAAGTTTTTATAATAAACTAGGCTTTGATATAATTAAGAAACTTGCGTTTTTAAGAAATGATATTGAATATCTAGGACAATACGGGGCATATCTAAAATTAGCCGAAGGTGCTTTAGTTTATATGCTACATCCTGATTCTGGACAGTCATATGCTATATCATATAAACCCCAAAAAATAGCGAATAGTATTCCATATGATAGTAAACCAGATATAATGCTTATCGGACATTATCATCAAGCAGAATATATTTTTGAGAAGGATATTCACATAGTACAATGTGGTTCATTTGAAGGACAAACACCTTATCTTAAAAGAAAAGGTATATCCCCAAAAATAGGGGGATGGTTAATTGAATTTAAAATTGATAATGGTACTATAACCAGATTTAAACCAGAACTATTCACATTCAAAAAAGAGCTATCAAAAGATTATTAGAAACTATCGTCAACTACCCTATTATTTTAATAGGGTTTTATTTTTTATAATATGTTTCAATAAAATTCTATTATTTCCATATTTTAAGGTCTAATTTCTAGACACCTATAATATATTAATATATTTAATAAAAAAAGAAATAAGATTTAGAAATGGAATAGGATATTTTAATTCTATATTATAGGTGTCTAGAAACTAGACATCAAAACATTACATATTTGTAATAAAATTACTGTGTTATCTAATAATCAAAATTACATATCCTTCAAGAGAAGGAGAGTGGTTTTGTGGGGATTTTTGATAAAATTTTTCCGAAAAAATATTCAGTTAATAATTATATACCAGATAGACCTCCAGAGTTAGTAGGGAAACGAAGATCTTTCTCTTTACCTCAGGTTAATGAAACGTTTGGATCTTTACCAAGAAAAACAAAATCAGAATTAGGGTTAGATGATAGAAAGTTAAGGAACTATGATATTTTTGAACTTATTGATGTTTTATCAGATGCACACCCTGATTTGTCATACGCTATATGGAATTTTATTCGCTTAGGAAATAGCGGATATACGTTTTCTGTAAAAAAACTTTCATCTAATAAGAATTATCCTCAAGGTATGAAAGAGATTGAAGATTTCATAAATAAACTCAAATTACCAAACTCACGAAATTTTTCTAGATCCTATGATTTAGATAAAATTATAGATCAATTTATTTTGAGTGCTATAACACGTGGTGCTATAGCTTGTGAGTTAGTTTTAACTCCTGATAAAAAAGATGTAGCATATATTGTTCCTGTTGACCCCGCCACCATTGAATTTAGGTATGAGAATGGTAGATATATACCATATCAAGATAATGGAAAGATAAAATTGGATATTCCAACTTTTATTTATGAAGGTATAGATGAAAGAATAGACGATCCTTATGGTAGATCCCCATTAACCAGTGTATTGAATATTATTCTTTTTCAAATGCAGGTTTTAAATGATATAAAAGCAGTTGTTCATAATCAAGGGTATCCTAGGTTAGATATTGTAGTGTTAGAAGAAACTTTACTAAAAAGGATGCCTGTTAATATTAGAAATGATGAAGCTAAAAAAGAAAAGTGGTTGAGGGATAGGCTTAATGAAATTATTGCTATGTATAATACCCTTAATCCTGATGATGTTTTTGTTCATTATGATAGTGTAAAAATAGGACAAGCAGGCGGCGGTGGCGGTGCTTTAATAGACCCAGAAAAATT